TACTGTTAATGGCACAGCTCTTGATGAGTTTATTCAAGATACTGTAGGTGCTATGGTATCATCTAATACAGAATCAGGTATAACTGTAACTTATCAAGATGGTGATGGAACATTAGACTTTTCAGTTTCTGGTGGAACTTCAGATAATATAGCAGATGCAGATGGTGATACAAAAATACAAGTAGAAGAATCATCTGATGAAGATGTAATTAGATTTGATACAGCTGGTTCAGAGAGATTAAATATAGATGGCTCTGGAAATATTACTCATGCTGGTGGTAGAACCAAACTTGGTGGTACCTTAGCTGATACAGGTGTTTTAGCAGTCCTTACTGGTTCAAGTGGTGGTGTAAATTCTTCTGCTGGAACACAGTCAAATGGTAGTGTTATATTTGGTAATACAGATGGCTCTAGTGTATCTCCAGCAATAATGATGAAAGGAGATGGTAGTCAATGTGCTTTTAGAACTGCAACTGCTAATGGAGCAAATCACGATATTGAATTTAATATAAGGGAAGAAGATGATTCTGACTTTGCTTCAACTGGTGGTTCAGGTTTTATGTTTTCAAGATATGGTACTGACCTTGTACAAATAACAAGAAATGGTAATGTTGATATAGGTTTTTCTAGTGGTGTAGGAACTGGAGATGGAAACCCAGCACTTAGAGTTACACAATCAAGTACCTCGTTTACTGGAAACCTTTTACAAATTCAAGCTAAACGCACATCAAGTTCTGCATTCAGTTTAATTCAAGCCTATGCAAACTTTGCCTCTGATGCTAAGTTTAAAGTTCGTGGTGATGGAGAAGTCACAGCAGATGGTAGCTTTAGTGGTGGTGGTGCTGACTATGCTGAATATTTTGAATGGGAAGATGGAAACTCTAGTAATGAAGATAGAGTTGGATGCTCAGTAGCTATAGTTAATAATAAAATAAAAGTAGCAGAAGAAGGTGACAATATTATTGGAGTAGTTTCTGGCAACCCTGCTGTAGTTGGTGATGCACAAGACCTTTACTGGCAAGGAAAGTATGAAAAAGATGAGTATGGTAGAGATGTTTATGAAGATTATACACAAACAGAATGGGTAGAAACTGTAGAAAATGATACAGATACACCACAACAAATAAAGCACTCATATCAATCAGACCAGATTCCAAGTGAAGTATCAGTTCCATCTGATGCTGAAATTGTTTCACTAGATGAAAATGGTAATAATTTACGAAGAAGAAAAATTAGTTCAAGTTATGATGAATCACTTACCTATGTTCCAAGAAGTGAAAGACAAGAGTGGGCTTGTATTGGTTTAATAGGTAAACTAAGAGTTAAAGTAGGACAACAAGTTAATTCAAACTGGATAAAGATGAGAGATATTTCTGATTCAGTTGAGGAGTATTTGGTGAAATAATGGATTTACTAACACCATACATTATTTGGAATGTATTCATAACTTTGGTACTTGCTCCACTAATGTATAGTATTAGACAAAATGCAGCAGAATTAAAAAGACAAGATATATTAATAAACAAAACAAGAGAAGAGGTCGCAAAAGAATATGTGACTAAATCAGAGGTCAAGGATGATATGAATAATCTCATTGATAGGCTTGAAAAGCTTGATGAGAAGATTGATAGATTGTTTGAAATTAAATAAAATAGGAGAATAAAATGAAACCAAAAAAGTATAATAAACAAGCTCAACCAGAGCAGTTAGACCATTATGGACCTACTGGACCAATACTTTCAGGTGATGCTAATTCAGGAAGCCAAGTTGGATTTGGTGGTAATGTTAGCATGAGCAACCCTGTTGGTGGTGTTAACGATATTTATATGCCTGAAAATTCAGGAGTATCTGGTGGTGCTAATGATATTGGTGCTGGATTTGGTGGAAGCCTAAGTGGTAATCCATCCGGAGGAGTTAACGATGTAGTTAATCCTGAAAATCCAAAAGTGCCTAATAGTGGTAACATATATTTAAACGATAACGAATCAGTTTAATGCACAAAAGCAAAGGAGTAGCAATATTTGTGGCTATTGGTATGCCTAAAGGTAAACTATTGCAACAATTAAAGAGAAGGAAAAATGGCAAGAAAAAGAAAAACTAAATTAAAAAAAGTAAGACTTCAAAAACAAGTAGGTGGTACTGGACCTCTCGGTGGTAGAGGTAGAGAATTACCTCCTAAAGAGTTTGAAGATGCAGGTGTTCCAAGAGAACTACCTCCTACAGCTACACCTATGCCCACTGCTGCACCTGTTCCTGATGATAGTCCAGATAAAACAGACCCTAATTTAGATTCACAAAAACAACAACAAGCTGAAAGTCAACAGCGAGAAGCAGAAAGAAGACAAGCTGAACAAGATAGGAAAAGAGCTGAAGAAGCTAGAAAAAAAGCAATGGAAGAGGCAGCAAAAAAAGCTGCTGAAGAAGCTGCTCAAAAAGCTGCTGAAGATTTTGATGGAACTGAACGACCTGAAATAGGCGATAGAATAACTATTGGTGGTGTTACTTATGAATGGAATGGCACTACCTATGTTCCAGTTTCAGATGATGATGTTGGTGGTCAAACTGAAGGAGACGATGAGGATGAGGATGATGATGATGATACCACCACTCCTGCTCCTGCTCCTGCTCCAGAGCCTACAGATTTTCAAAAAAGAATAGAAGAATTAAGAAAACAAAAAGAAAAAGCAGAAGAAGAAGCTAAAAAAGCAGCTGTAATTCCAGATGCTGAACAAGTAGGATTTCAAAGAGATTCAGAAGGTAATCTTATTTTAGATTCAGAAGGTAATCCTATACCTTTAGCTGATTTAAAAACAACTGAAATAGCAGAAATAGCAGAAGACGATAAAGTTGCTTTTACAGAAGTTGCTGGTGTTGATGATGAAATAGTTACAACAATAACTGAAGTAACTGAAGCAGATGAGCCTTTAGAAGTTAAAATTAATAAAATATTAGAAGCAGTTGAAATACCAGAAGAGGTTGCTGTTCAAATAGCTGAAGGTAAAGTATCTAATATTGCTAATGCAATACAGGTAGCTAGAATAAATCAAATTAGAAGTGCTGATGTACAAATAGAAGAAGGTGCATTAGCAGATAGAGTTGTCGGAACACTAAGTCCTGAATCTAAAGCTACAGCAGCTAAAAATGCTGGTACTACTTTAGCAAGAGTTACTAGAGCTAAAAAACAATTAAGAAATGCTGGATTATCTGAAGCTGATATTACTGAATTAGGTAATGACCCTGAAACATTAGAAGCAAGATTAACAGATTTTACAGAAGAACAAAGAGGGATTATTGCCGGATTACCTGAAGAAGCATTAGTGTCAAATCAATTTGATAGTTTAATATCAGGTATGGAAAATGGTGAAATACCAGCATGGGCAAAACCTGCTGTAGAAGCAGTTGAAGCAAACTTGGCAAGAAGAGGTTTATCAGTTTCTACTGTAGGTAGAGATTCTTTACTTAATCAAATATTTAGAGCAGCCTTACCAATAGCTCAATCTAATGCTCAAGCTATACAACAATCAGTAGCTCAACAAAGAAATATAGAAGCTCAAGCAGCTGAAGCAGATGCTCAAAGAGAACAACAAGTTGCTTTAGATAGAGCTAATAAAGCTTTTGGTTTAGATATGGCACAATTTAATGCTGACCAACAAAGAGAATTATCCAATAGTAAATTTTTACAAACTGTATCAATTACTAATGCTAATAATGAACAAAGAAGTATTTTACAAGAAGCTGTAATAATGTCACAAGCTAATGTAGCTGAAGCTAATTTTGCACAACAAGCTCAAATACAAAATGCTAAAAACTTTTTAAGTATGGATTTAGCTAATTTAAATGCTGAACAACAGTCCAATATTTTAAAAGCACAACAAGAACAACAACGAATGTTATCTAATCAAGCTGCTGAAAATTCAGCAAGACAGTTTAATGCTACTTCAGATTTACAAACACAACAATTTAATGCTAACTTAGCATCTATTATTGACAGATTTAATACGCAACAAAATAATGCTGTTGCTCAATTTAATGCAACTCAACAAAATGCAGCAGCAGCTAGAGATGCTCAAAGAGAAGCTGATGTAAATAGATTAAATGCACAATTAGAAACACAAATCGACCAATTTAATTCAAATCAAGAATTTGCTAGAAATCAATGGAATGCTCAAAATGCAGCAGCTGTAGCAGCTTCCAATGTTCAATGGCGAAGACAAACTAATACTGCTAATACAGCAGCACAAAATTCTATTAATTTACAAAATGCTATGAATGCTTTTAATTTAAGCTCAAAAAATTTAGAATATTTATGGCAAGAACTAAGAGATAATGCTGACTATGATTTTAAATCTACAGAAAATCAAAGAAACAGATTAGCTCAATTAGTAAATACTGCACTAGCTTCAGACCCAAAAAGATATGCTTCAGCAGATGCTATTGTAAGTTTAATAGAATCAATAACATCAAATATATTTGGAGGAGACTAACATGGGATGGTTAAAGAAAAGATATAAAGCTGTAAAAAAAGGTTTAAAAAAACTAAAGAAAAAATTTAAACTTAAAAAAGTTTTAAAAATTGCAGCGATAATAGGTGGAGCTTTAGTTACAGGAGGTGCAGCTATTGGAGCATTTACTGGAGGAACAGCCACTGGTATTGGTGGATGGATGATGAATGCAAGTAATTCTATTTTAAACTTTAAAGTTGCTGGTCTACCACTAGGTAAAGTGTTTACACCTTTTAAAATGGTAGGAACCGGATTGGGTAAAGGTGCTAGAGCTATTACTGATTTTACAGGAATTACCAAACCAGCTACCACAAGCACTACTGCTGCCACTGGTTCTGGAACAAGCACTGCTGCTGCCACTGGTTCTGGAACAAGCACTGCTGGTGCTGCCTCTTCTGCTGGTGCTTCTGCTGGTGCTTCCTCTGCTGGTGGAGGATTCGGAAGTACAGCTTTTGGTCAAGCATTAGGCACTGTAGCAGTTAATACTGCTAGTGGTGTAGCTACCGGATATTTGAGTTCTTTATGAGAGGGAGACCCTGAAGTAAGAGGCTCTATGGCAGGATTAAATACTGAAGAAGGAGTTTTTTTAGACCCTGTATCATCTGAATATTATCAAGCTAATATTAATTTAGCTGATGCATATAAAAATTTAACTTATGGCACAGCTGATTTAGGATATTTAAGTCAAGGTTTATTTGAACAAGATATATTGAGGGTAACATAATGGCAGTAACAAGAGGACCAAAACCAGTTCTATCAAGTAATTTAACAGATGCTGTTGAAAGAGTTCTTAATGATGCTGTAGATGCTGGGGTAGATTTTAATGATATTGAAAATGATAATACTCCTAAAATTAGAGCCAAGTATCAACGAACCCAAAAAGGTTTAGATGATTTAGTAGCACTTAAATCTCAAGGCTCTGCTATTCCCGGACAATCATTAACTAATAGTCCTGAACAACCTTATTCATGGGAACAACCTCCAGCATTTGCTAATCCTAGAGATGCTTTACGAGATGTATTAAATAGTTTATTAGAGCCAGAACCAATACAAAAATTAACTCAAGCTTTGTTAAAAGGTGCTAGTGTAGGTGATATCC